ACATGTTATGTATTTGAGGATTAGACATTGCAAGTTGTAATTCTGTTTGTGCAATAGATATTCTTTGTGTTTGTGAAAATATATTTGGATCAGCAACTGGAATAATATCTACTTTATCATCAAAGTCTGCTTGTTTAATTTGTCTTTGACCACCTACAACATCGTATGGATATTCTGGTGGTAGATTAGTTTTAAATTGTGTAGCTAATAAACCAAACTCTTGTTTTAAAGCTGCATAAATTCGTTTATGAATTGCGGACATTGTTCTACTGCCTCTTTCCAGCAAGGCTACGGTCGTACCCACTGCGGCTTGCTGATTCCCATCTCCCACTTGCATGTCAGCAATAGATGCAAAGCGCTGACCTGCTTGAACTACGACCCCCATAAGAGCTAGTAGAGTTTGTGAAGGTTCTTTAAATGGTAAAGGCATAAATGAGTCTCTAAGATTTCCTCCTGGAGCATCAACATCTCTCCATTCACCTGGTTGAATAGGTTGTGAGTCATCTCTAACTCTAATACCTCTAGTTTTAAATCCAGCTGGTAAATTAGATAATGTACCTGCATCAATTAATTGTCTTAAAGCACTTGTTGCAGTTCTAGATAAACCGCCAATCATATGTATTAAACCAAATCCATAGAAACCAAGTCCTGGTAAAAATTTAAAGTGTACGAAATATTGTATTTTTTCTTTTTTAGGATCTTCTTGTTTCCAGTTTCTTCTAATAGATAAAATTTTTCTAGAAGCTTCCTCAACCGTTACAATATAAGGAAGTTTGATACCTGTGGGCTCACCAGTTTTAGGATTTATGTCCTCAAAACCTTCAATATCTAAATATGTATGAAACTCTAATAGAGTATACATATCTGCTTCTTGAGTTTTTCTAATTCCTTCTATTCTTCTTTTAGCTTCATCTAATTGATTTGTTGTAGCAGCATCATCTGTTGGTGTTAGTTCTATATCTTTATAAAAACCACCTACTTGTTGTTTTCTTAAATTATTTTCTGAAACTTTTAATACATGAATAATTGCATCTGCATCTTCTAATGAAGTTGCTGTGTAAGGAACTACTAAATCTTCTGCTTGAATGAATTGAGATACAGGTCTGTTAAGAACTGAATCAAAATAAACTTTTTTAAATGTAGATCCTGATAACGGTAAATAAAATAACATTTGATCAAACTCTGGTTCATATTCTTTCATGACATCCATAATTTGATAGTTCATGTATTCTCTAACACGATCTGCTTGTTGTTGTCTCTCAGGTGTAGTCAAACCAACAATCTGAGTTCTAACCGGTCCTTCAGCTGGTAATAATTCTTTGTAAGCTAAAGATTGAAATTGAGTTACAGCTTCTGCAAGCACTGGATGCGTCGCGCCCGATGCTCCTCTGAATGGCTGAGTTCTACGTTCATATTTAAATCCTAAAAGATCTAATCCGTTTGTATAAGTTCTTTCCCAATCTTCTCGTGAAGATTTATAATCTATGTAATCGTCAATTAATTCTGCACCAATTGGATTTAAAACATTCTCATCTAAAACTTCTGCAAGGTTTGCAAAGTGATCTCCACCAGCGTCTAGCTGCGGGCTACGAGGGTCAAAATTAATATCAATACTTCCATCTTCATTTTCAGTCATCTCAGTTGGTCCTTGAGGAGCAACTTGTTCTGCCGCAGCAATATCCATTGCTACTTCATCAGGTTTCTGACTATTTCCTATTGTATTTGGAAGTGACTTGTCTATATCCGCCATTATTATTTTTCTCCGAAGTTACCACCTTAACCTTTTTACTAGGTATATTCAAGCCTTGTGAGCATGGCCCACTTAAAGGAGGTATTGTAGTTGTTAGTTTTTTAATCATATACAGGTCCGTAGTTTGATGTTTCTTCTATAAAGTCTACAGGTGCATCTTCCATTTGTTCTCTCCTAGCTTGTTTAGTTGGAATAACTTTTCTATTTTTAATATCACCTGTTGCAAATCTTTCAGCGGCTTCTACGTCTCCATATATAGTATTTTTTCCTGGTATTTTTCTCATTTCACTCATTTCAATGTCTACATCATCTGGTCCATTTGCAAAATATCTAGGTTCTTTTTCTAAAACTTTAAATTCAGCAGGTTCTACTTTTACACCGCTATAATATTTAAGTTCCATTGTAGGTCTATAGTAAAGTGTTACAGGTGTACTTGATCCTTCTTGATTTCTTGGTGAATGAATATCTACTGCTATTCTTCCATCAGGATATTCTCTTAAAAGAAATGTTGTATCTCCATCTACATGTTTAGTTACTTTTTCCACACCTTTTGGCAATCCTCCATATCCTTTTGCTTCATGTTTATAAGATGCTTCCATTATTCGTTCTGTTTCTTCAAATGGTTTTCCTTGTACTTTTATTTTTTCAACAAGATTTGGAAACCAAGGATACATTCCTTCTGCTTTTTCAAATTTTATTTTAGATGCAATTTTTACAGCTTGCGCTGCTTTTTTTTCTCCTTTCATTCCTTTAATCACTTCTGGTAATGCAGCAGCTCCAGTTAATAGTCCTAAAAATCCTCTTCTAGATATTCCTCCTTTATCAAACCCGACTCTTCCACCCTCAGCTGCGGATAATCGATAATAATCAGGAAGATCTTCTTGTGGAACATCTATAAGTTCAGGTGGTTTAGGTAATCCTATTATATCAAACATTTTTTCTTTATTTTCACCAAAAACATTTTCGTAAGGAATATTAAGATTTCTTCTTTGAGATTCTAATAAAGCTTCCTTTGATTTATCTTTAGGAATCCAGTTTTGAAGATTTCTTTCTGCAAAATAATTAGAAGCTTTTGAAAATTCTTTTCCAAATTCTGTAAGCTCTTTTGCAGAAAAAGGGTTATTGTTAAAATAATCATTTAATTCTTTAAATTTAGTTTCAAATCTTTTTGATTGCTCTATAAAATCAGGGTCATTTGGATTTTTATATGCTTTTTGTAATGCATTTAATTCTTCATATAAATTTTTTTCTTTTTCAATATTTTTACTAAATTCTGCAAATTTTTTAACTTTATCTATATTTGCTCCGGCATCTTTTGCAACATCTATTATATCATCATATCTAGATTCATTTAAACCTGTAGGAATACCAACTGCTTGTGCAATTTGAACTGGAAAAAAATTTCTTGTAGCTTCTCTCCAATCTCCTCTTGATAATTCTGGATATGCAAAAGCTGCTTCTACTCCTAATCCTAATCCTAATCCAATTTTACCAGGACCAACGCTTACAAAAGCTTCTGCTAAATTTCCAACTCCTTTAGCAATATTAAGGGCACTCTTTGCAGTATTAAGTGATCTTCTTGCCATACTAGACATTTCACCACTTTCTTGAATTACATTTTCTATTTTATTAATATCTTTAAGACTTAAATCTCCTTCTTCTATTTTTTTTAAACCATTAATATAACAATTACCACCCTTATCAAATTTTACTCTTCCACCATCAGCATACTTTGATGAACAACCACCAGCAACTCCAATAACTTGATTTTTTGTTTCTTCAGATAATTCTTCTAATATATTTTTTTTCCATTGATTAAATACTTTATCTATTCTTTCTTTTGGTGATACTTCTCTAGGACCTGAACTTGTCATAACTTGAGATTCTTTTTTAAATAATTCTTCTGTTCCAGTCTTTCCCTCTTTTAATCCTTCTGTTGTAATTTTACTTTCAGGACTTAAATATTCTTTACTACCCCCTATAATAGATCTTAAACCAACATCATAAGTTTTACTTATTGGTATATTTTTATTTAAAACCCTATCTGAAAATTTTAATATAGAATTTTCTAAAGCTTCTCCTGGAATATTATATCCAATAGCGTTTAATGCTTTATTTTTGTCTTCTATAATAGAATGTGTTTTATTAATTAATCCAGCTGTTTGGTTTATATGTTTTGGTAAAGGTCTTAAATTTGAAAAAGGTTCATCTTTTAAATTTAAATGATCTAAATCTAAACCAGAAGATTTATAAAAAGATTTATTTTCAAATCCCTTTGAATATGTTTCTCTTAATAAATTATCTATAGTGATAGGCTCTCCAGAAACAGGGTGGTTAACAATTTTATCTCTTAAAGTATTTAATTTATTTCTTGTTTCTATATATTCGCCAAATTCAGGAAGTTTGTATAAATCAGTTGTAAGATTGTTTACTTTTTTTCCTTTATATTCATCAATATTCTTTCCGTATAATTTTCCATTCCATTTAAACACTATATCTGAAGCATCAACTGAACCTGGTTTAGTTAAAAATTGAATATCTTTATTTCCTGCTTTTACACTTCTATCTGCAGTCATAATAATATCATCAGTTAAACTTCCACCTTTTAATCTTTGACCTGCTTTTTTAGTATCTAAGTTATCTATAACTTCTCCAATATACATATCTTTATTTCCATAAGTTTCTATTACTTGTGGATTAGACATTGTTTTGACCATATCTCTTAAATCTTTAAATTCAGGTCTACTATAAACATTTGAAACTTTTTTACTATTTTTTATAACATCAGTTCCAAAAGGTTTTGCTAAATATTTATTAAGACCTCCTGCATCAACAATATCTTGATAAGGTATGTTATCTATATTTTTTAAAATATCATTAAAATGATTTGTTATTTTATCTTCTACTGGAATTAAATTATTAAATATTCTAGTCATTTCTTTTCTTCCACCTAAATTAGCAGCTGACGTATATCCTGCTCTTTTAGCAGCTTCTTCTTTACTTAAAGAATTATATAAATTTTTATTTGATTCTAAAACAATCTGTTCTAATTTTTCTAATTTTTCTTTATTACCATAATTTTTTTTAAAAATTGCTTTTTCTTTAGGATATCTTTCATTATATGAATCTCTAAAGTTAATTGTTTCTTCTAATGTATTAAAAGTTTTACTAGTTTGTGCCCCACCTCTACGTGATATAAACTTATATTTTCCATTTGAAAGTTTTTGAATATTTTCTAATCCTCCTAATTGAAAACCAACTCTTCCTCCTTTTTCAAAACTTTCAATTGGTTTAGGATCATTATCTACTAAACGAGCATCTGGATTTAATACAAAAGTTTTAAGAGTTGCATTTTGATTAAGCAAATGACTCATTGCTTGTTTATATTTACCGATTTCCATTTTATATACCTAGTAAATAATTTAATCCTATCGGTCCACCATCGGCTTGTTTAGTTCTTGTAGTATTTTTAATGATGTCAATAATTTCTTCAGGCTTCATTCCTTTTTCTTGCATCTTCATTGCTTCATCAATTGTTGCAAGTACTTCTGCTTTTCTTTGTGGATTATCATCCACTAAAATTTGTTGTAAAAGATTGTCATC